ACGAAATGGAAAACATCGAAGAGAATGTGGTAACCAAAGGTGCTAAACCTGCGGAACCAATGCAGAAACTTACCACAGGTGGAACACCACCTACTTACGAAGATCTTGGTGGTCCTACTCCTGAAAACTATAAAGCTGATGATGATTCAGCTAAGTTAAAAACTCCTGGTGCATCTTTAAAGCAAGTAAAAGATATTGTTAATAAAGGTGCTAAACCTGCTGAAGGTATGAAGGAAGAAGAAGAGAAACCTGCAGATCAAGTTGTTTCAGAAGAAGAGACTACCGAAGAGGAAGTCGTTTCTGAAGAAGAAACTACAGAAACTACTGAGACACAAGAAGTAGTTGCTGAAGAAGAGACAACTGAAGAGGAAGTCGTAGTCGAAGATAAGATTGACGTTGAGGAAGACCTCAATGCTCTTATTTCTGGTGAAGAACTTTCTGAAGCGTTTCAAGAAAAGGCAAGAACCATTTTTGAAGCTGCTATCAAAACAAAGATTTCAGAACTTAAGGAAGAACTCAAAGTTGAGTATGAGCAATCTCTAGTTGAAGAGGTTAACGTCATCAGAACAGAACTCACAGAGAGAACTGATTCTTACCTTGAGTACGTTGCCGATGAGTGGATTTCTGAAAATCAACTCGCAGTCGAGCATGGACTTAAGACTGAAATGACCGAATCATTCCTTGAAGGAATGAAGGGTCTTTTTGAAGATCATTATGTAACAATCCCTGAAGAAAAATATGATGTGCTTAATAGCATGGTAGAAAAACTTGATGAGATGGAAGATAAACTCAACGAGCAAATTAATAAGAATGTTGCTCTTAATAAGAGATTATCAGAATCTGCTGCAGATGTAATTCTAGCAGATGTATCTGAAGGTCTCGCAGTTTCGCAAAAGGATAAATTAAATTCGCTTGCTGAAAATGTTGAGTTTGATAGTGAAGACAAGTATCGTGAGAAGCTAGTGACATTAAGGGAATCTTATTTCCCAACTAATCCTGGCACTCCAAAAGACAAGCCTGAGAATCTATCAGAAGGAACAGCATCTGTACCACAGAAGCAAGTATCTGGTTCGATGGAAGCATATATGCAATCTTTTGGCCGTATGTCTAAGTGATTTTAATAGAATAAAGTCAAACAAAAACTTTTTTAAATTTTAATAGGTAAAACTAAAATGCAAGCCCCAATAAATAACGAGGTTTTGCAGGAAAAGTGGGCACCACTTCTCGACCATGATGGTGCAGAGAAGATTACAGACCCACATAAAAGAATGGTTACTGCCGTTCTCCTGGAAAATCAAGAAAACGCACTTAGAGAAGAGAGAGAATTTCTTTCAGAAGCTGTTCCTGCAAACAACACAAATTCATCAACTACATCTGCTGGTTTCAGTAATGCTGCTGGTAACAGCCCAACTGCAGGTTTCGACCCTGTTCTAATCTCATTGATTAGACGTTCAATGCCTAACTTGGTCGCATATGACCTTGCTGGTGTTCAACCAATGACTGGTCCTACTGGACTAATCTTCGCAATGCGTTCACGCTACGATTCACAGACTGGTACTGAAGCATTATTCGACGAAGCAGATACTGGATTCTCTGGTGTTAGTGCTAACAAAGCAACTACTGACATTGGTTCAGGATATGTTTCAGGTTCTGACGGAGCATCTGTTGGTTTAGGTACTACATCACAAAATGGTGGTTCTGGTGCTCATCCAAGTGATCCAAACCTACTTAACCCAAGTACTGCTACCAAGAATAAGGGTTATGCAGCTGGTCAAGGTATGGATACAGAGAAGGCTGAAGGTCTTGGATATGATTCAAATGCACCAGCTTTCAACCAGATGGCATTCTCAATCGAGAAAGTCACTGTTACTGCTAAGTCACGTGCCCTCAAAGCTGAGTACAGTTTAGAACTAGCTCAAGACCTCAAAGCAATCCACGGATTGAATGCAGAAGCCGAGTTGGCAAACATTCTTTCTACTGAGATTCTTGCTGAGATCAACAGAGAAGTTATCAGAACAATCTATAAGGTTGCTAAGCCTGGTGCTCAAGAAAACACTGCTGCTGGTGGTATTTTCGACTTAGATATCGACAGTAATGGTCGTTGGTCAGTTGAGAAGTTTAAGGGACTTATCTTCCAGATCGAAAGAGATGCTAACGCAATCGCACAGCAAACTCGTCGTGGAAAGGGTAATATGATCCTTTGCTCTGCTGATGTTGCTTCTGCACTAACAATGGCAGGTGTCTTGGATTACACCCCTGCTCTTAATGCTAACCTACAGGTTGACGACACAGGTAATACATTTGCTGGTGTTCTACAAGGTAAGTATAGAGTATACATCGATCCTTATTCCTCAAACACACCAACATCTGATGGTACTCAGTACTATGTTGTTGGTTATAAGGGTTCATCTCCTTATGATGCAGGTCTGTTCTATTGCCCTTACGTTCCTCTACAGATGGTTCGTGCAGTGGGTGAGAATTCCTTCCAGCCAAAAATCGGATTTAAGACAAGATATGGTCTTGTTGCTAACCCATTTGCTGAAGGTACCACTGAAAGTCTTGGTAGACTTAAGATCAATACTAACCGTTACTACAGAAGAGTTACAGTTAAGAACCTCATGTAAAAAGAAAGGATATATTTCCTTTATTCAAAGACCTCCTTTACGGGGGTCTTTTTTTTGTTTGTGACAAATTATTACAATTTGTACAGGCTAGTTGACAAGAATAGAAATATCGTATATGATTTGTTCATACAAAATTTGGTTTGTCCTCGTACAGATTATTTCAAGTATATCCACTTATTAAACGGAGAAAAAAACTATGGCAAAAAAATTGCCTTTGGATAATGACATGTCTATTGATGATCTTGTCATTAATTGGGAAGATGATATCTATATGGATTTTCCTTTTCTTAAATTGAAAGAGAATGGATTAAGTATGGAACCATTTAGTGATTTAACAGTCATTCAAGATAATATGGTTAGAGGTTTAAGTGTTAATAATAAAACTCGTCATTATCTTGATGGTTTAGAAAAAAGTAAATTAGAAGGATTGAGAGGATCTCTTCAATATGGTTGGGACAGAACATCTTGGCCTTTTCCTTTCATTTTTGTTAATGGAGAAAAACAAATTTTTGATAGACGACATACTTTTTATGTTCTTAAAGAGTTATCTAAACAATGTGGAAATATTTCTGTAGTACCAACTGCAGAATATGTGAGAGTAAAATCTGACCTGGGTGGGATTATTAACAGATTTTCTGATTCATCTATTCAAATGATGGCATCTATGTGGGGAAATGTTTATGGTCCTACTTCTGATGATGCTAAAGATCATCAATTTGTTGGAGCTATTACTAAAATTTGTAGACAAGAGAAAGAGTTTTTAAATATTTCTAAAAAAACTTTTACAAGGGAAGTGATTGCAGAAATATTTAAGTATATGGGTGGAGAAGATCGTTATTCTAACCCGAAAAAAACAACTCATACCAAAATCGTAAATGCAGTTTTTAATAACATTAATTCATCAGATTCTAACAGATCTGTTGCAATAGGTTGTATAAACAATAACATCGATGCTTTCGAGGCATTTATTAATGACAGTTCGAATGAATGGCTTGCAAACAATAAGGAAAATGCACTATCCAATACAATCTATAGAAATTATGTAGTTAGTAGCAATACTTATCACATAACCGATGCTGTAAGAAGACTTATGAAGTCTTTATGTGCAGAAGAACAAAATAAAGATCCTAGAACAACAAAGGTTCTTCTTTATAATGAAAAAGAATCTAATCAATCTGGAAAGATTTATAAGTCTAGGGACAACTTTGAGGATGCACTTGCTGAAATATATTATCCCATAAGAGATGCTGCTCTTCTTCCTATTAAGGAACACTTTGGAGAAGAATATTTCACGAAGATTCCTAAAAAATCTTTGAATGATTTTGATCTTGAAGTATATGCTATGCATCAAATAGATGGTGAAGAAGAACCAGTAAGACTTACATTTCCAGATGAAATCGTAAAGAAAAAGAAGGGTTAACACCCTTCTTTTTTTGTCTAAATAAGGTATAATACTGTATAGAGTAATGAAATCTTTTAGGGAATTTTCTGAAGAATTAGAAAGTACTGAAACTGGACAACAATCTAGAGCAGAAATTGCTAGACAAAGATTTGCTGCCCAAAGAGATAAAGCTAGAGAAAAAAGAAAACTTCAAGTCGGTAAGATGACGAAGAAGTTTAGTAGTGGTGAAGGTCAATCAAACGTACAAAAAGCAAAATTCAATACCATGGATAAGAAAGAAAAGGAGGAGTCTTAATATGCCATATCATATCAAAAAAACTAGTGTTTTAGGTTCTGCTGTACCTGCAGGTGGGGAAGAATATTATGCTGGTAATAATAGTTGGACAAACATTTATGAAGATAGAAAGGTCTATACAAATAAAGCAGATGCTGATGCTCAGAAAGCAACTACCGTAACTGGAAGCTTGGGTATTACATATCAACCTTCTTGGTGGAAAAATAGTACTGTTGTTGAGGAATAATGGCAAGAGCATTTGCAAATCAGATAGAAAATAGAAACTTTCTATCTCCAGTTGGTTTTAAATTTACTTTGGCAAAGGAACCTAAAGTAAGTTTCTTTTCTAATGCTGCTACAATTCCTGATATTACTTTAGGAACAGCAGTTCAACCAAGTTACCTAAAGGATATTGAAACTCCTGGTGACAAATTACAATATAGTGATTTTACACTTAGATTTTTAGTTGATGAGAGTCTTGAAAATTATATGAAGATTCATAATTGGGTAACTGGATTGGGATATCCAGAAACAACAGAGCAGTATAAAAAAGCAACTACTGATGACGATGGATTAAGAGATCTTGATTATGTCTTTAGTGATGGTAGTTTACATATTTTAAATAGTAATTTTAATACAACTGCTATTGTTAAATTTGCACAATTATTTCCAACAAACCTAACCTCTCTGGAATTTGAAGCAAGTGATACTGATATTAACTACTTTACAGCAGAGGTTACTTTCAAGTATACTGTGTATAATATAGTTGCATCTGACGGACGTACTCCTTTATGAATCTTGATAAAATTCAGGAGATGTGGCAGAAAGATTCTGTCATTGACCCTGATAACCTACATGATGAATCACTAAAAATTCCTCAATTACATTCTAAGTATTATACTGTTTATAATACTGTTACTCTTTTGCGTGAGAAAGCAAGAACTTCTTATAGCAAAATAAAATTAGAACGATACAATTACTACACAGGAAAGGCAGAACCAGAGGTATATGCCGAAGACCCATTTCCGTATAAGGTTAGGGAAAAGGACGCAATACAGAGGCACCTGGAAGCAGATGAGAGGTTAACTAATATTGATCTTAAGATTAGATATTATGATTCTACTCTAAAATTCCTTGAGGAGATAATTAAAACTATATCAAATCGTACTTATCAAATAAAAAATGCTATTGAATGGCAGAAATTTCAATCTGGATTTTAGTGATAAATATTTACAAATGAACATTATGTTATGTCACATTTGGTTATATCAAAGAAGAGTGAGGTATATCTTCATGTAGAAGCAGAGGTGCATGTTTATTATGAACTAGCAGACCAGTTTACATTTGATGTACCTGGTGCAAGTTTTTCTCCTGCTTATAAAAAGAAATTTTGGGATGGTAAAATAAGATTATTTAATATCAAGAATAGTCAAATATATGTTGGACTTTTAGATAGAATAATTCAGTTTTGTAAAGACCACGGATATACTTACGAATTTAAAGACAATAAGTATTATGGTACTCCCTTTGAGGTAAATGAAGGGATATCAAAGGAAGGTGTAAAGGATTATATGACTGCTATTTCACGGTACGCTCCCAGAGAGTACCAGATAGATGGAGTATACGACGCTCTAAGGCATAATAGAAAGCTGTTGATATCCCCAACTGCATCAGGAAAGTCTCTGATGATATATTCGATTGTGAGATATTTTGTTGAGAACAAGAAA